CTGCCTCTTGCGGAAATAAGGATATTTCAACAAGAGAGGGCTTATATCGCTTGACGCGAGTATAGGCTCTAGACCCCAGATCAGCTATGAGACCAAAATTGATCTCCCGTTCGGCTTCGGCACTATTATTGTTACTATACTTTGAGTCGAAAGACTTTGCGTATGTAATTCTAATAGAGTCGAGAACTTGGCGGGTAGGATTGTATTGGAACCATCGTAAGACTGCTTGACGACCGTCAATCGCTTTTGTAGGTAGAACCCACATGAAGCTTTTGCGCGGTCGGTGCGGACTTACGACCTCAGAACACGATTGCATATTTTTTCCACCAAGAAAATTGGCGGGGACATATGTTCGTCGTAAACCGAGCCATAGCTGGTAAACCGAAGGATCACACCATCCATCATCATCGGACGCCCATCTCCTTAAGGAGTTGAGTAACCAAATAACGCGTTCTGGTGAATCAATAGGTCGACGTATGTAGAAAGGTTTGACATTGTGCCCGTCGAAGAAGTGGCCACCGCAAGACTCCCTAAAGGGACCTTCGTGGAAACTCTTCTTCTCATTTACCGTAAATCCAACGCTAACAAGCGTTAGGACAACGGATTTATAAAAATGAGACGGACAGATGATATCATCCCCATACACACTTACTAGAGTAGCTGGAAGGAACTTACGCTTATTATTTTCATCGCGTAAGAACCGTGTCACGTTTATTGTTGCACGCGTGAGCGCCCAAAATATCAGTGATTCCAGCTCGAAAGTATAACCGTTGCCCATAGTACTGTGCTTTTCCCATTCGACGGATAAACCGTCAGGGGTTAGGCCTCTCGGTGATCTTAGATCATCAAGCAACTTCACCCAAACAGGAGGCAACAATTCATGAACAACACGCTGTGATATCGAATCACTAGCTGACTTTAAATCCAGCGTAGCAAATCGTCCAGTTTTCGACCCACGACGGGCCAAATTCTGATTTAAGGACTGATCGTTAAGATCTATCCCAAACCGTTTCAGTCGTTTCCTAATATAGGACCCAACGGAAGCTTGGAGCAGCTGATTTAAAGCTGGCTCTTTGCATGCGGCACGATCGATATCACTATCTTTCGGTACAGTAAAAACGACGTTTCCGTCGACTAACTTAATACGGGCTTCCCATAAAGGGGTGCTCCCGATAAGTAATTTAGCGTAAGGTAACGCACGTTGTGTTACCGTTAAAGGATCAAAGGGCCCGAACTTAAAGAACGGGTCCCCGTGCGGTTTGGTACGACATACTGTCGCACCCGACGAGAAAGCGAAGTGATTCGCCATTCGTTCACCAAGGGTTGCAATATCGCCTAGTACCTCACCGATCAGGTGTATGGCACTGCCGATAATTGCATCGCTATTTTCAAAAGAAGCAAAGCCATTGTGATTGATATCACGGCAAACCTCCTCTGATTTTAGCATCTTGGTAATCGCAGCTTCCTCTCGACTTTTAGGTGAGACAAGTGTATCGTCGCAATACTTCGCGCCGATTTCCTGTTTCAAATATGACCACTTCTTTGCATAGGCTCCTGAACAACCTGACGGTTGACAAGACAAAATGCGATCAGTGATCACGTCGATTGAAAGTCCTTTAACATTCTTCTCTATATTTGAGAAGAAGCGCAGCGCTGGCTTAAAGCCAGTATCTCTGCAGGCGTTCATCTTTTTCATATGGATTAATTCCTATATTGATTAGATATAATGTCGACTTAACGTCGATCACAACGTATTAATTCATTTAATACGTTTGGCGGCGGCTTTTGCAGCCTTGGCAGCGAGTTTTCTTAACAGTTCGGCTTTTATAGCGTCCCTAGTAAGTTTCCAAAGCCAAGACAAAAAGGACTTTACCACTGGCCTTCGCCAGCTTCAAGTTCAGCTTTTAAAGCCGCCTCCAAGGACGAGCTATACGAGTAGCGTATAAACGCTGCACGTTGCTCTGGAGAACAGTGGGGACTAACGCGCACATTAAAGTTTGCGATGTTATTGTCCTTCACATATTCTTCACCAGTTACGGTGTCCGTGAACACTACTGGATCAGTTACGCGAACGTTCTGTCTGTCGACAGCGGCGTCCAAAGTATACTGATACGTTAGTGACATGTTCGCAAGTTTAATACTTGCCCCTGCTGCGCGAAAACGTGTCTCTTTAGCCGTACGGCTAATAGGACTTAACGTTACCGGAGTTGTACCGTCAGTCAAGACGATAGGTGCTACTTCAGACATAATTGTCATCCATATTAAGATCTACACGTGTGAGGCTAATGATGCCCAACGTTAGTTGCAGATTGAGTTAACAAATAGGCCACGCTTGCTGCCAACGAGGCTTGACGTAACGTCAAGTCAGGTAGCACAAACTGGACCAATGGACGGGGAAAGGTGTTCATAACCTCTCGACGGTAACCATCATAGAAAGCAGCACTCGTATGTAATTGAGTTCTAAATTCTTTGTCAGGACCGTACTTCCCGTAAGTTCTATTTACATGGGACTGGACTGTAAAATGAGCAGACGTATAGCCATGATGGAATTTTAATCCATCGGTGGCCGTAATCATACTCAAAAACTCTCCAATGTTGACCACATAATCAAGCATCCAACTAAAAGGCGCAGCATTATAAAATGCCGCACTCTCGTTGTGGATACCCAAAGCCTTCGCAGACACGATTTCAGGATCAGAAACGGTATAAACCGCAACTGCCTTAATCCATCCGTTCAGTTCTTTCCGATCCGAAAATACCCAATCGGGGTATGATGAAGCGGGATAAACATGTTCGTCATGTATCTTTGTCGAAGTGGAGGCTCGTAATTTAACTGAGCCTAAGAACCTATTAGGATCCTTATACAGAGCCATAAGATCGCGTACGTCTTTAATAGACGGTTTAATCGCAAAATTGAACTCTGCCCACCTTGACGCAATACGCCCCGCAACACTATGAGAAGCAGACTTAACATCTGACTTCAAAAATCGTTCAAACTTATTCCATTGTTTCTTAGGAATACCAAACTCTTTGACCGCTTTAGAATAACGGCCAGAGATTATGGACTTGCCAAAATTGACAAGAGGAACGACAACACCTACGGCATGTTTTACTGTGCCCATAAGTTCAGCTTTTAACGTATTGATGTCAATACTTTGATCATCAATTTTCCCCAACAGTTTGTTGTGGATCGGAACCTTGTACTTAGACGGTATCGACATGAATTGTTGATATTCGTTCAAGTGCATAGTAAATACCCCAAATGGATCACTTTCGTGATGCGTCCTCCAACGATTGGAGTCCGCCCCTTCTTGCCTGTACTTAGTGTAGTATTGTTTAGTTACTCCACCAGGTAAGACTTTATAGCCATCTTTGGTATAATTCTGCGTTATGCTGTAGCCACCCATAGACGAACGAGCAATGCTATAGTCAGTCGGTATCACCCTATCACTTCCTGTAAAGGACGAGACACGGTGACGTATCTTAGGCCCACTAGAGACAACAGTCCCTGATGAGTGTTGAGGAGTCCAGAGCTTTTCCCTATCGATTTGATAGCGTTGAGTCCCAGGCTTCTCGAGATGCGTACTAACTGGATCTGTAGCCATTTCGTTCTCCTGTAGAGTGGCGTGTTGTAGTGTTCAGAAGCTGCTTGATTGCAGCGATTAAACGACTTGATCTACCGATATCTACTATAAATATGTCGTAAGAAATGCA